TGCTCCTTTTTGTCCCTTAGTTCCTTGCGCACCTTTAGCGCCATCTGAGCCGTCTGAACCAGCAGCACCTTGCGCACCCTTTTGACCCTTGTCTCCTTGAGCACCTTTGGCTCCATCAGTACCAGAGTTACCGGCATTACCTTGGGCACCCTTTTGACCCTTGTCTCCTTGTGCACCTTTGTCTCCATCAGTACCAGCACCACCCTGTGCTCCCTTCTGACCTTTAGCACCGTCAGCACCACTATTACCGGCGTTACCTTGTGCACCCTTCTGTCCTTTAGCACCATCTGAGCCATCCGATCCCGCTGTTCCTTGAGCACCCTTTTGACCTTTGTCACCTTGAGCACCTTTGCTTCCCTGGGCTCCTTTAGCGCCGTCAGCGCCAGAGTTACCCGCGTTACCTTGTGCACCTTTCTGACCTTTGTCACCAGTGGTTCCTTTTTGTCCTTGTGCTCCCTTGTCTCCGTCAGTACCGGCTAAACCTTTTTGTCCTTTATCTCCTTGGGCTCCCTTCTGGCCCTGTGCGCCTTTCGAACCATCTTGACCAGATGCGCCTTGTGCCCCTTTGTCACCAGTTAAACCCTTCTGACCTTTATCTCCAGTGGTACCTTTCTGACCCTCGTCTCCTTGAGCACCTGTTTGACCTTTTTGGCCCTTGTCTCCTTGAGCGCCTTTGGCTCCAGTCTGCCCTTTCTGACCCTTATCTCCTTGGTCACCTTTAGACCCATCTTGACCCGACGCACCCTGTGCACCCTTATCACCTTGCGCACCTTTGGTTCCGTCTATACCTTTCTGACCCTTGTCTCCTTGAGCACCCTTAGTTCCATCAACACCCTTCTGGCCCTTATCACCTTGCGCACCTTTAGCACCATCTTGACCGGACGCTCCTTGTGCACCTTTATCTCCCGCTGTTCCTTTTTGTCCTTTATCTCCTTGAGCACCCTTGATTCCTTGTTGACCCTTCTGGCCTTTCTCGCCTTGCGCACCTTTGTCACCAGTAACACCCTTATCTCCTTGAGCCCCTTTATCTCCTTGGTCTCCCTTAGAACCATCTTGACCAGAAGCACCTTGTGCACCCTTGTCTCCGGTGAGACCTTTTTGGCCTTTATCACCAGTGGTACCTTTTTGTCCTTTATCTCCTTGGTCTCCCTTAGAGCCGTCTTGACCAGAGGCGCCTTGTGCACCTTTGGTTCCATCTATACCTTTCTGGCCTTTGTCACCGGCAGTACCTTTTTGTCCTTTGTCGCCGGTAATTCCTTTCTCTCCCTGATCACCTTTAGACCCGTCTTGACCAGAAGCGCCTTGGGCTCCCTTATCTCCAGCCGTTCCTTTCTGGCCCTTGTCACCAGTGGTGCCTTTCTGACCCTTGTCTCCTTGGTCACCTTTCGAACCGTCTTGACCCGATGCGCCTTGTGCACCTTTGTCTCCGGTGAGACCTTTCTGACCCTTGTCTCCTTGAGCACCTTTATCTCCCTGTGCACCTTTATCTCCTTTTTGTCCCTTATCTCCTTGCGCACCTTTAGACCCGTCTTGACCCGATGCTCCTGTTGCACCTTTATCTCCTTGTTCACCTTTATCTCCTTGCTCACCTTTATCTCCCTGTGCACCTTTATCACCCTGTGCACCTTTCGAACCATCATCACCAGATGCTCCTTGTGCACCTTTATCTCCTTGTGCACCTTTCTGACCCTTATCTCCTTGCTCACCTTTCTGACCCTTATCTCCTTGGGCACCTTTCGAACCATCATCACCGGAAGCACCCTGTGCACCTTTGTCGCCGGTAGTTCCTTTTTGTCCTTTGTCGCCCTGGTCTCCTTTTTGTCCCTTATCTCCTTGGGCACCTTTCGAACCGTCTTGACCCGATGCTCCTGTTGCACCTTTGTCACCTTGTGCACCTTTATCTCCTTGCTCACCTTTATCTCCCTGTGCACCTTTATCACCCTGTGCACCTTTCGAACCGTCTTGACCCGATGCTCCTGTTGCGCCTTTGTCTCCAGTCTGTCCTTTTTGACCCTTGTCACCAGTGGTACCTTTCTGACCCTTATCTCCTTGGTCACCTTTAGAACCGTCTTGACCCGATGCTCCTATTGCGCCTTTGTCACCTTGTGCACCTTTATCTCCTTGAGCACCCTTGTCTCCAGTCTGCCCTTTCTGACCCTTATCTCCTTGGTCACCTTTAGAACCACCTTCACCAGATGCGCCTGTTGCGCCTTTGTCTCCAGTCTGTCCTTTTTGGCCTTTATCACCAGTGGTACCTTTTTGTCCTTTGTCTCCTTGGTCACCTTTAGAACCACCTTCACCAGACGCTCCTGTTGCGCCCTTGTCGCCTTGTGCACCCTTGTCTCCAGCAGTACCTTTTTCTCCCTTGTCTCCTTGTGCACCTTTTACACCAATACCTTCTTCTCCTTGTTGGCCCTTCTGACCCTTGTCTCCAGCAGTACCTTTTTCTCCCTTGTCTCCTTGGTCACCTTTCGAGCCGCCTTCACCAGAAGCACCTTGTGCGCCCTTGTCACCTTGTGCGCCTTTGTCTCCTTGTTCGCCTTTCTGACCCTTGTCGCCCTGTGCGCCCTTGTCGCCACCTTCACCAGAGGCTCCTTGCGCACCCTTGTCACCCTGTGCACCTTTGTCTCCTTGTGCACCTTTATCACCCGCTGTTCCTTTATCACCCTGTGCGCCCTTGTCGCCTTGGTCACCTTTATCGCCACCTTCACCAGAAGCACCCTGGGCACCTTTATCGCCCTGTGCTCCTTTGGTTCCGTCTATACCTTTTTCTCCTTGCTCACCTTTATCTCCTTGAGTACCCTTTTCGCCTTGGGCGCCTTTGGTTCCATCAATACCTTTTTCTCCTTGCTCACCTTTGTCTCCTTGTTCACCTTTATCTCCTTGAGCGCCTTTATCTCCCTTGTCTCCTTGCTCTCCCTTGTCACCCTTATCTCCCTGTTCTCCTTTGTCACCGCCCTCGCCTTTCTCGCCTTTCTCGCCTTGTTCTCCTTTGGTTCCATCTTCACCTTTCTGGCCTTTATCTCCTTGAGTACCTTTATCACCTTGGGCACCTTTGTCGCCTTGTGTACCCTTGTCACCTTGAGTACCTTTCTCTCCCTTGGCTCCCTCAGTTCCTTTTTCACCCTTATCTCCTTGGGCACCCTTATCGCCCTCGTCGCCTTGGTCTCCCTTTTCTCCGGTAGCACCCTTGGCTCCATCAATACCCTTTTGGCCTTTGCTTCCTTCTTCTCCTTTAGAGCCTTCCTCACCTTTAGACCCCTGATCACCTTTATCACCTTGAGCGCCCTTTTGTCCCTTAGTACCTTCAGCGCCCTTAGTGCCTTCAGCACCCTTGGCTCCCTCAGTTCCTTTTTCACCTTGAGCACCTTTGGCGCCTTTGTCACCTTGAGCACCCTTAGCGCCCTTCGAACCAGGAAGTTGCTTGACGTCTCCCTTTGTAACAAGGATAGTTGTACAAGGAGGTATCGTCAAGTCAAAGACAAGTCCAGATCCGTTTTCTACAGTGACGTCTATTTTGGCCATTGGTTTTGTTTTGTTATTGCACTATATCTTGCACTACATCAAAGGTTCCATAGAACCATGTGTCTACACTAGAGTCTGAAATCAGTGTAGCCTGCAGGCCGTACACATAAGTACCGGGCTCTACCTGCATATCTGTAGCGGAAATAGAAATAGTTAAAGCACCAACATTGGTGCCGCTAATTGTTATGTCTGTACTGGGTATAATTAATGGGCCGTCATCATACTCTCTGACTTCCATTTTATACGTGTACAGTGTTAGGTCTAATGCCGTTCCATCAGAGTCCTTTACTTGGGCGTCTAATTGAAAAGTATCACCGCGACGGGCACATATGTTTACCTGTGCAGCGTTATTCATATTTACGTTTGTGGGGTCTCCACAGGAACATTGGCTTGTTGAGCAGGAGCAAGACATCTTATGATATTGTTAGGTTGGTTACTATATCCTCACTAAGAGGTGGGCGTTCGCCTTGGCGTTGAGCAATCAGTTTACTTTGAGCCAACGCTTGTTTATCTATTCTCTGATCTTTACGATTTTCCGATTCAGCATCAGCCTGCATACGAACTCCGCTTTCCACTTGTTGCTCAACTACGCCATACTCTCCTTTAAGTTGTTCTATTTGAATTTTGAACTGATACTCTAGTTGTATGAGTTGCGCTTTGGCTTCCGTCTCTAATTGAATCCGCTGTGCTTCGATCTGGGCTTCGAGTTGCTTTTTCTGCATCTCCATTTGAGCGGCTACCTGTGAGGCTTGCTGATTTGATTGAGACTGAATCTGAGCCTGCTGCGCCATCATCTCTTGTTGTTGTTTGATTCTTTTCTTTCTGCGAACCACCAAGAGTCTCTCTGCTTGTTCCACGTCTTTAATCTGACGAATGGCAATCGCATCTTCAAGGTCAATTTCTTTTTGTCCAAGAGCAATCTGTATGTTTTGTTCTAGGTATTGCTTGTCCATTTCGTTCATCTCAGTAACAACCACCACACCGAAGTTGTACATAGATAGGTTATCAAAAGAACTAAGCACAGCCATATTGGTTTCTCCCACGGCATTTGTATATACTTTATACAATATACTATCTGGTGGTATTACCTGTAGACAGCGAACAATATCATCACAGACCTTCTGATACAAAACCATCGCAGCATTAGTGATGTCGTATATAGCGTTGTTTCCAGCCTGCACTGCCATTTGGTTTACACCTACTAAGGCTTCTCCTTTCGGAGTGGTTCCATCCATAACCTCATTGATACCAGTGGCATCTCTTATCATTCGTAGGTAGTGATTGTAAAGAGAAACAAGTTCTTGTATGTTTCTAATATTATTACCTATCTCTCTGACGGGTGGGTTTTGAAAACCTCCCTCTGGATTCTTGCTACGGTAATAGAACACACCAGTTTGTTCGTAGATGTCTTGAATCTCTAATGGCTGTAGTTCACCACCGCGTCCTAGTTGTACGTTCTCTAACCCTTCAATATCAATGATGAGTCCATCTGGTTTTGCTTTAGCAATGGATTGCTGAAGTTTCAAGTGTGTGATCTGGAGCATGTCAGCAAACCCTATAACAGAGGATACCATTGACTTAGGTATCATCCCACGGATGTTGGTTGCTACAATACTATATGATAAACGAGCACGTGAAATATCATGTACGTTCTTAGGTATATTTTTCTTTGGCCCGTAGTTATACAACTTCTCTGTACCCACAATGTAAGTACCACCATATACCGTAGCGTTCTTCATGTATATTGCTTCTCTGTTGTATACAGATTGCTGAGGTGCGTTATACTCGTTTCCTTTAAAATAGAAACCTATGTTTCCGTATGCCGACTCTTTCTTCTCGTATATGATATCATCAACAGACATAAACTCAAAGTCCATTACCTCTACCTTGTACTCATCATATCCTTGACGGTAACGCGTACCAGGTCTATCGTAACCGGATCCTGTTGTAGAAAACTGAGTAGGATTGTTTCCATACTTATTCATAACAGTCTTAGCAATCTCTTCGTACTCCTGTTCTGTAAACTGATCACCCGCAATGCGCTTCAAGTCCATGATTGTTATGTACTTGAAATGACCAGCATATGTTAGGTCAGAGAAGGTTGGGTCATCCGTATAGTTGTGTATAAATTTCTTTGGATCAACATACTCTTCCTTGATTCCGTAATTAGGGTCATTGCTTCTTTTTGCAACACCCATTCCTAGTGTAGTTAAATCCTCAACACAACGGCGGTAGATAGATTGATTAAAGTCATTCCACTTCAATGTCATCTCAGTAGCAATCTGAGCAGAGATTTCTGCGTCTGTCTTAATGTTGGTGTCTAGGAATATTTCGGTTTCCTCTGGGGTGTCTGGTAGTTGTCCAGGGTCTTGTTTAACGCGCAGTCCAAGCGACTTCGCTTCTTCAATCATATCGCGATTCTCTATACGCAATACTGTTGCATTTTTCTTTTTATCCTTCTCTGTTCTTGACAGAGGGTCGATTGCTTCAATCTGAGGGTATGGTTCTTTTGAAAGAATTTTGTTTACAACAATCTTAACAAACTTAGGTACGATAGGAACTGGAGTATAGTCTAGCGTCATCAAGGTTCCGTCACCATTGTTGTTGTCGAGAGAGTTTAATATCTGACGATAGATAGATGTATCTTGTGTTCCTTGCGCATAATCTCTACAGCGTTCCATCTCGCTGTTGCGTCGTCCGTACAATGAATTCTGATAGTCGCTACCAATCCACTGAGCAAACATAGCCTTCGCGTAACTTAGGCCATATCCCTTAGACATCTTTTCCTCGACACCGCATAGGGGATCTGGAAATGAAGATTGTCCATTATTGTATTCGTTATCCATACTTAAGATTGCTACTGTTGCAAATATACTTCTTATTATCTTCGTATAATTATCTGACCTTTACGGAAGAACTGCTTGCCATTAAAGTCAGATTTAGGCTTCTCCACTCTATGCCCTTGTGCAGCAAGTAAGGCTAACCCACTTGATATTGAAAGGTCATATTTTGTACGGTCATCTATCTTAAAATTAACCCAGTCTTCAAGGGTTCTTTCGAAATACATTTTACCAAACTCAAGTGTTTCCTCATTGAGACCGACATGTGCGTGTATGTATGATTCGATAGCCTGTGCATGAGCCTGTATTACATCCTGTGAATTCGACGGTATTCCTTTTGTCTTTGTCTTACTACCATAACTGGATGTGAGATGGGTAGGCCTATCTAATAGAAAATGATCGTAACCCCTTGATTCAAAGTGTCTTGCGATACCATACTTGTTGTTCTCAATTAACACGGGGTAACTGTAAAACTTTGCGGCCATTAATATGTCCTCGTAAAAAATCTTTGCAAGCGGTGGACGTGAAGCGTACTCGGCTACAAACATATTGGAGGGATGCTCTAGGTTGAATTTATTAAAGAAATGACAAGCGCCCTTTGAGCCACGACCATCCACTGTTGCATCGATGTCATAACTATCGACTCCAGCGCATCCTAGCCACGCATTCTCTGGTGTCTTTTTGTTTCTTAATTCTACAGGGGGCATCCATGATACCCTCCATCTTCCATTTGGATCAGGACTAAACACTACCTCTGTATCCTTTTGCCCTAAAGACCAAACAAAGTTTCCTGTAACCACAGGGTTGGGAAACAAATCATCATTGTATTCTACCTGTTCGTATATTTTTTGTACGTTGAATAGTGATGCTTTAGAACTATCCCTAAAGGCTTCGGCTTCAGTAAAGGGGAACTGACGTATAACTTCGTTTAGTTCATAAGAGTCTCCAGACAAACCCTTCCTTTCGTTCTTCAAATAAGTCTTTGCTCCTAAGTTTATGTACTCACCCTCTAAGCCTATAATACTATTTTCGGGATCATCAATGACAGGCATTCCGTACTTGTCGAAGAAACCTTCCAGGGCATCGTATGCTGGTATAAAGCACCCATACAATCCGCTCTTTGTCCTGCCGTTTTCGTTCCTATCATTTACATTGCTAGCATTGTACAGTTCTCTGTACTGCCTTCCTCCTCTGTCTAATGGATTTACAGTGCTTCCAACTATTGCTTTACCTACAATCTTTCTACCTACAAGCAAACAAGTACGTTGTACTCGCCATGCCTCTCGTATATCATTACCCTTTTCCCACTTACCTGCCTCATCCAAATACAAGATGTGTAGTTTCTCTCCATCGTAGGCATTGTTGGTTGTGTTCTTCCAGTTAATAATTGTATTAAGAGCCTCACCTCTTGATGAGGTTTTGTTCTTTTTAGTGATTCTTTTTGATGGCTCGCGGAAGGCGAGTTCCATCCTGGGGTTGGTCGTACCATCTTGAATAGGTTTAAAGAAAAAAGGCAGCGACTTATATATAGGCACTACCTTCTTCATGAATATATTCTCCTGTGCATCGGTACCTGTCTTAGACATGATACCCAGTAGTTTCTCTTTAACCTGTGTTCCTTCGTTTACAAGTATTGCCGCAGACATATTGGTGTATCCTGATCTACGACACTTAACATATACCTGTCCTACACAGCGTGGGTCTGCTACACAAGCGTCAAGGTGTATGAATAGTTGTCTCTGGAAATCGAGATAGGATGGGTATCCGATATCAATCTTACACCACTGCAGGAAAAAGTAATGGTTTCCAGTGATATAGGTAGGTACCCCGTTGTTATAGAACCATACTCCATTGCGTCTTCTTTTATATTCTTCAGTAATGTAATTGGTATACTTCTTACGGAATTGCTCTGGCATAGACATCCATTCTTCCATTGACTTTACTTTCTTTAAGTCATCGGGTAACGGTATCCTTTGCCAGTATTGTTCAGCCTTTGGCTTATCGTAAAATAGAATATCCTTCTTAGGTGGTTGCTTAGGGAACTGTATGGGTAAGTCAAAGTATATACTGACTTTTCCTTGTGTTTTGTCAGCACATATGTTGACTACAATTTCATCTTCTATTTCTACAAGTCCAGCCATTTAATAATCCCAGTATATGAAGACTTGATTACTTTGAGTATTGTTCTGCGAATCCTCCGCTATAGTCTCGTTCTTCTTTGATTTCTCCATCTTGCTGGAGTCCTTTGATAAGTTGTTCGAGTTTTTCTCTTTCAACAATAAGTTCTTTTGCGTCTACCGCTGTCTGCTTTATAGATTGCAGTTCTGCTTTACGTTGAGAACCGCTAAGTTCTTGGTCTACAGGCTTTTGTATTTCCTGTATCATGTTCTCTATAGCAATCTGCATAGCCTGCATTAGACGTACAGCGGTATCTATGTTGTTATACTTCTTCGATCTTGCCATGAATTGATTGTAAATACGTTCTCCATAACTTCTCTCCGTTTACCTCCATCTCATAGGATGAGTTCTTTCTGATCAGAACTTTGTCTCCGGGACTCAATTCGAGTTCCTTTAACTTAGGTGAAGACCATCTTATGTATCCTTTCTTTTCTTTAGGGGGATTCGCCTTTGGTATGAGTTCAATGATATCGCTCTTTATTGTTTCCTCTTGCTCTTCCTCTGGCTCTGGAGTTATAAATATCCAGTCACTAATCAACTCTATCTCTCCTGTGTCCTGGCATTTATACGCGTAGGCTTGACAGGATATAGGGTCTAGGTTACCTCCATAGTGTACAACGTATACGTCGTCGTCTGGGTCTATGAATTGACCACGCTTCTTGGTTTCTTCTAACTGAACTGTTTCCTCGTTCATCATCATGTGATTACCACCAAGCACAACGTGGTGATGGAAATACATGGTGTCTCCTACTTTAACATTGGTATCAAACTTGGCTGGTAGAGCAACCACCTCGCCTTCCATGGTTCTGTGTTTGAACTCATCAAACTTGGTGTCGAGATATATTTCTTCACCGTTGACCTCCATGGTGTCCTTAGTTACTTTAGGTACACGTACTAAAAAGTGATAGAGGGATTTCATTCCTCCTTGAGTTCTCCTGTTGGTTTCGTGTCCCAAAGGTTGATTGCAATAGCAGATCTGGTGCCTCGTGTTACCTCTGTAACTCTGTGGTGTGTTCCTCCTGCATCAAATATGATTAGCCTGTTGTGTTTTGCACGTATGCGCTCCGGCTGTTTCTCTGGGCCATTAGAGAACACCTCAAGGTATCCTCCGTCGATATCCATCTCTACAGGGTAGAATACAGTACCTACAATCGGAGACGAAATTTCCCCAGTGCTTTTCCAGAGTGCCTCATCTTTATCCAGGTGCATACCAAGACTTGCATTAGGCATGCCTTCTCCGAACTGACCTGTCCAATACTCAAAGCCGTCTAGGTTTACTGAAGGGTATACTGGATAGTCTCTCCAGATATAAGAGATTAGTTGTTTTTTGATAGTATCGTCTGATGAGTTCCACCATCCGTTCCACCAGTGATAAGATCCGTTATCTCCAAAGAGGTAGTCTTTGTTATCCTCTAGTTGTTTGATAAAGGAAGGGTCTTTGATAAAGTTGTCAATTACAATCATATGAATTCGCAGTCATGTTCAATTAATACGGGCATGTTATCTACGGTCTTCCAAAGCATCGTTCCCTCGTCTTTGTTGTAGATGTATACAAGGTAACGCCTTATTCCGTATTTAACAAAACATCTTTCGTCCTGTATGATTGAATCAATAATTGAATCGCCTGCTCTTTGGCCCACATAATAAGCCATAGCATCTTTCGGGTTAGTCCCGATGATGATTTTTCTAATAAGTTCCATTCTATTTATTTAGCCAGTAGTCTATTGTGCTTGAATCACCCTCATCCTCTTCATTGTTGATGTGTGTGTCAAAAACTTCGCCTACAGTTTCTATCATTAAATCGTATTCGTCTGGTGTAGCCATGTGCATCCCGGTCATCATCTCGTACTTCTCATCATCCTGATCCGACTCTGGCACAAAGATTCCAAAGCAATACATAGATAGGTACCGCTTCTTTCCTCCATACACTTCCATTATATCTTCTATCTCCTCTAGTTTAAGTCTTATGAGTTGAAATGCTAATGTTCTCTGCTTATGGTTCATTAGAAAGAGGTGTTTGTTCCTAAAAATCTTACTTCAAGATGTGAGTTGTCAGCGCTGTAGGTTACCCCGCTGCTTCCTGCAGATCCTCTGAGTTGTAGCCTATACCCTGCTGCTCCATCGCTGTACCATAATACATTGAACTCCAAGTGATAAGTCTCACTATTCTTTACAGTTCTAAAGGTTTCTGCAATTGCTGAACCAGCACTATAGTCATAGATATCGAAAGTAACATCTGTGTTTGCTGTAGAGTCCACCTCTATAGATGCGGTCAACTGAAAGAATCCTTGCTTCTCGTTGATTAAGATATTATCTCTAGGGTCAGCAATACCGCTTTCTGGTATGCTCAGATAATCATTGGCGTCTCCAAAGATTACTGATGATGTTGCTGCTGTTACTGATCCTGTCGCGCTAGAGTCTCCAAATATTTCTGCGAACTGCACTACCGGTGTCTGGCTACCCGTGGCTAAATTACCGCTGTTTTGTGGTCTTGCATATAAAGTTTGTAGACCCGTGCCAACTACTTGATTAGAGACTGAGTTCACTAGGTCTACCTGCTCTATGTATTTATAGGCACTAGCAGTTTCATCCCAGATTAAGTACTTGTCTGCATTAGCGGGAGATGTAATCTGCCCTAAGTTTCCTGCATCCTGTAGTTCAACCGTGCTCCCTGTTGCTGACAGAGGGGTATTCGCTGTAATAGATGCGGTTCCAATTGGGTTTGTATTGAGGTCACGGGTAACTACTACTCCAGATGTACTAAGCATAAGCGCCTTGGTAATACTGGTAGAGGTAGATGGTGTTCCTGTTATCTTTAATTCACCCGTAGTCTCGAGTGTGTCGGTAGAAAGTTTAAGCGCACTGTTGTTTCCCGCCCCGTCTTCTACTACTTGTTCTGTTGCTGAAAGTTGCGCTGACTCAAGTTTGAGTAACTTGTCAAACGTATCCTTTATTTTATTTCCACTAAGTGATGCCATAGTATTACTTTTACCTAACAAAGATACTGATATGCCCAAAAGTACTGTAAGCCGAAAGAAGAAGTTTAGAGAGTTCTCTAAGATTGAGAAGAAGTATATCCAGGAGAACGGTATGAAGAACCTACACTTCCTGTACCTGGACGCCAAGCAGAACATGGATCTGGGAAAGGCTGAGGTGGATTTGCTTTTCTTTATCTATGACCTGGAGTTCTGGACGATAGCGTATGTTTCAGAGACTATGAATAGAAGTCACAAGAAGTTAGCGGACAGATACGTGTATCCGTTAATGAAGAAGGGGTGGATATATAAGCACTTTGATAAACTCACGCCTAGTCAGAACATGGAAGACCATTTCTTTAGAGATGAAACTAAGATGAACTACAAGGTGCGGTATGCTATTACACAGAAGGGCAGGTTATATGTAGCGCGCATGTATAGAAAGATGAGGGGCGAAGAACCTTTTAACTACGAGCCTTACGAGCCGCTTCCATAGCAGGAGTGCTCTTTCCTTTGTCATGTGTAACTAAACGGAAGGGTGCTTCTGGTGATGCTCCCTTGTGTGGTTTGTAGTCACCCTTCATTAGAAAGTGACGACCACCCTCTGTCATCCAGTGGTATCCCTCTGGTGCTTTTACCTTAACGCTCTTGTTAGTCTTCTTTAGTTTCATTTCTGTATTTCTTTTTAGAACCTCGACCTTCTTCATCTAAGTATGTAATGGAACCGTCTGGGTTTTCTTTGTAGTACAATCTACCATAAATCTCTGGGGATGTAACACCTATTTCTGATTGTAACTTCTTTGTATTTATATGACTCCAAATGCCCGTGTCTCGGTCAAGTGGGTCGAGATCCCACTTGTCATAATAACTTATGTACTTTCCTTTGTCGTCTTCACCGAGGTCTATTGTAAAATTACCCAGAGTTTCCCCATACATATTGTTGTAGTCGTCTCCTCGTCCTATAAAAGACTCATCCCCTGGGTATGCAATAGGATTTCTCATACCATACCCATTAGGTTTACGGCGGCGTAAGAAATTCATGCCTGCTTCTCTGGTTAAAGAATTGATGTTTTCATCACTTCTTAGCATGGCAATATACTTGTTCTGATACTTTACACCCTCCCCTGTCTTTAGGAACTGAGGTATAGTTTGCATGTTGCGTTTGTGGTCAAATTTGGCCTTTATGTTTTCCTCAGTTACAGGAGAACTAAAGTAGGTTGCTGATGAATCTGATGAGTCAGAAGGACGGTATCGTGAAGTTTGAATTGCACCAATCGCTGTATCGCGTACAGGCTGACCCATCGCTATATCCAACAAGGCTTGTCGCTCTTTCAGTGATTCTCCAGATCTTGCAAATGAATTTTCTGGTTCTTTTTTATTACGAAGTACAGCATCCGATACTCTCTTAACTGCATTTTCGTAAGAATAGGGATTGATGTTTCGCGCTATCCGTTGGCGTATACCTTTAAATAATCCTTTAGGCTTGAACTTAGGTGCTACAACATCTACTTCATCCATCATCATAGGCTCTCCTACAGGGCTTCCTTCTCTGTACTTCTTCTTCCTGTTGATGGGTTTCTTTGTATTTGTCCTATATCGATTCATTTCTTCTTACGTTTACGGAACGGGAACGGGGGTTTGAACTCCTTGATTCTTCCCTCTGGTAGTTTGTCTACATCGACACCACGTACCTTGGCCTTCTTCTTTTTCTTGGGGTCTCCTGTGCGGTACTTCATTACTTACGTGTTATCTCTAATATTATATCGTCTGATCTGCGCTTTATATCCAGCACCACCTCTTTGTGTGAAGCCACAAGTTCGGGGTCTGCTACATCCATCAGTTCCTTTAACCATGAAATTTGTTGCACATCTTCGATAATAAGTTTACCACCAGGGCGTACCTTACAAAGATAATGTTTAACAGCATACTGTTGGCTCTCGAGAGAGTGTGGCCCATCATCAATGATGTAATCAAAGTGGTTGTCTTTAAAGGAGTCTAACGATTCTTGTGTATAGGCGTCTGTTATCCTTACCTGTGCCCTATCATAATCATCTTCGCCGCAGTTTTTGTTAAACTCAATCAATGCATTTTCATCACTGTCAAGCCCTACAATATTAGCAGAAGGGAACCAATTGTGCCACATCATAATACTGCCCCCCGACATGGTTCCTATCTCTAGTACGTTCTTTATACGCTGGGGCATAAAAAATTCTTCGCTGTAATACTTTTGTATATACGTGTGCACGTTTCCTTTGTCAGAAAAGTGTGCGAACTTGTCGTTGTATAACTCTATTAAATCCATTTCACAAATATAGGATACCTTTGTTAATATGGAACTACGTGTAATAAGAATGTACAGCCAAGACGACTTCACTCTTGGAGCACTGTACTCAGAAAGTAAAGAAGGAAGGGAATTCCTCTGTTATACATTAGAGGACGAGCATC